ACCAACCTGTTTCAATGATTGATATTGAGTCATATAGTGTTTTAAACACGACTGAAGGATACTATTAACTTGTTCTGCACGCAATCTGTTAGAATAATCTAACATAAAAGCAAAATCTTTTCTGTTTAAATCTCCACCATAAAATTTTGAGGAATTTACAACACTTTCTCCTTCTTGAGTTAACTCAGCATCAGGAGAGTAAATACATGCACTATCAATTACCTGATCTGCATGTTCAATCAATTGATTGCATAATGGTTTGGGAAGAAAGTTAGGCCAAACACCAATAAAATCATTAAATTCTGATTTTGTTAATTTTGGATTTAACATCAATTCAAGTGGTCTATAATCTTCAATCATGTTATATTGTAATAATTAATATGCTTTGATAATGTATTTAGATTTGTGGAATGGGGTCAGAATTGGAACTTGTCTTTGTGGTCTCATTATAACATCAGGGAATGGTCTTTTGAAAGCACTAGAATATTTAAATATACCTTCAGTAAGATCCATAAAAATATCACTCTGAGTGAAATTGACATTAATTTGTGCAGCTGCACCACCAGTTCCTGCATCGCCAGCTGCAGCAACTTCAATTATCCTATTACTACTTGAAGCAAAATCATTCCAGTATTGAGTGGAAAGTATATCTCCCACAGAATAACCAGAGCCAGCATTTAGAATCTGATCAACACGTATTCTAGTATCGTTTCCAACACCACCTGAAGGAGAAGGCCATGCTTGATATGTGATTCTTAAACGCATACCAGATCCACTGCCACCAAGCATATCTTCATCCCTGGTTTCTTCGTCAGTTGCACTAGTCCACTCACTAGCACCAGCTTGTCTATAAGACCAATTACCAGCACCCCCTGGGAAAAATATTCCACCTGAACCATCACCAACACCACCACCCCCTGGTACGCCGTTGCCATTTTCGTCAACATATCTATTAGACCACCATATATTAAAGGTTAGTAAAGATCCAGCAATTCCACCACCTAGACCAGATCCAAGACCATTAGTATTAGAACCTTCATCATTTAAATTACCACCAGTAAAATCTGCTTGGATATTAGTAACAGGATTTTCAGTTAGCAAATGACGGTGTGTTAATGTTTCCGTACCAGTTGCAGTAGAAAGATAATTATCAATTCTAAATGTTGATGGTTGTGTATCAAATACGCAACCCCAGTTTCTGCTAGAACCCTGAGTACGGGGTGCTGATCCTGTCTCTGTTAATGTAGCACTTGCTAATGGTGCAATAGGAGATAACCACCATGTCAAGAATTCAATATCAAACTCGTCGTCATCAGAAGTATCACCAAAATCAGATGATTCGAGAGGTGAAAAGTCAATGGAGAATGTTGGTGGTTCTTCGTTTACTGGGTCATTAGAAGGAAAATTTGCTCTAACCCATGTTTCATATGCTTCTTCACTACCCAAATACTTGATAATTTCCTGCTTGAAATTTCTCAAAGCACTAAGCCATTTAACCCATTCTTGCCAAATTTCTTCAGAATTCTCTGCTGATGCTGTACTATAACTAGCTTGTGAATTTGTGCCCATCAATCCTCTAGAAGTTCCACCCCATCTAAGTAATGGATCACCACGATCACTTTCAGTAACTGCAGATATGTACATATGATCATGTTGCGGCACACCTACTTTAACTGATGATAAAGGACCAATTTGTGCAGTTACAAATCCATTTGGATTTACTACAAAAGCAATAATTTCAGTTATAGTGCTCAATCCAGATAGTCTAACTGTTCCCAAAGAGAAATAATCACTATCTAAACTTCCTGGTTCCAATCCAGCATCAACACCTTGGACCTGATCTAATGGTTGAGATCCACGAGAACCAATCTTATTAAAATACCAGAATCCACCCTCAGATCCTGGAACATCAATTCCACCAGTATCTGTTGGCAATGCAGCAGAGTTTCCTCTTTGGTTATCAACTGGTCCAATACCACATATTCTTCTATTTCTATAGTCAGGAAGATTAAAATTAGATCCAGATCCACCATAACTATATCCAATCACATCAAATAGCATAAAATATTGAGTAATATCTAAACTCTGACCTTCACATTTAATAAATCCTGGATATCTAGAGCTTAAATCTCCATCTAGATCACCATAATTATCGACACCTTCTTTTAGGATTGGTAAAACTGTTCCAATAGAATAACCATCTAGTTTAGGTTCTGTATAATAATCACCAGCATTGCTTGGATTTGAACCTGCTGCTATCCATGCTTCCGTATCAAAAGAAGAATTTTTCTTACTATACCAAATTCCTACATTTGATGCTGATGGAGGTACAGTTACATAAGTTGTTACTTGCCATTGAAATTGATTAGGATTACCAGTTCCCAATTGAATTGTTGTTACTTCTGGAGTGCCTAGTTGATCTGCTGCCTGAACAACAACATAGAAAGTAGAATTTACAAGAGGGTCAAATGTTCTTGGACCAAGTATAGGAGTGTCATAGTCAATAGAGATTAGAGCATTATATCCTGCTACACTTTGGATTGTAATTGGTCGATTGATGCCAGTAACAGTAATAGGATTACTTGATACAAATGATGATGGAATTTGATTGTTTTTATTAGGTGGTGGAGACCAATCTGCATCAGTATCTGGTCCAGCACTAGTTTGTACCTGCCATGTTGAAATAGTTCTATCACCAACTTTAATTTGTAAACTTTTTGTATCACTAAATGCTGCCGACGATTGGAGGTAAATGCGTATTGTATCTCCATTTTCTACTGTAGTCGGAAATACACCAATAGATCCAGTATTCTTTTTGATACGTACAAGAGATGCATCTGTAGATACAACGGTCACTGGAACAGATATACCAGATCCAAGTCCTGTAATTCCACCAAGAGGTCTTATTTCTGACCCAATTAATGTATCTTCAATAGCACCAACAATATCCGGGAAAGAAAAACTATTTGGATTTTCTGATGGATTGACTCCTGTTTTTACTGTCCAATCACTACCATTTGCTTCAGTACCAATACTGAGGTTAGTAGTTAGTGGAGTAATTGGATTAGAGGAAGACAACATTCTAAGTTGTAAATAATCACCATTTGCAACCGTACCGGGAGCATTAGTAAATGTTGCACCACTTAAAACTTGGAATCCATTAGCATCAGTTGTTGTATTTCCTGTACTAGAAACTGCCCACTCGCCAGGAGATGTTAAAATAAGATCTGCATCAGCAATCAATCCCTGAAGTCTGATAACTTCTGGAGTATAACAATATGTGTTTGAATCTTGATCATCTAAATCTGTAAAATCAGGGAAAGGATTTGGTTCATTGATAACTCCTGCCCTAGTAAAAATTGTCCATACTTCATTGGAAGTACCAATAACAAGCGTCAATCTTGTAGGTGATACAATAAATTCAGAAGATCTGGCACGTACTTGAATTTTTGCACCATTTTCTACAACCTGTGTTCCATCACCTTGAATCCATGGACCAAAATTACCATTACCAAGAGGGTCAATACGCATCGCGTATATATTTTCATTTCCCGAGACATTACATCCCAAGAAAAGAGATGCTTGTGTTCCTGGTGTTAATCCAGTCAAAGAAGTAGTTGGAGCTCCATCTGGTGGATTAAATACTACATCAGTAGTAAATAGAGTGCTCAATTCAGCACCAGGATCTGCAGGAATATCTGTAAAAGGAAATGGATCTGGAGTAAAATCCTCAGGAATAGTGGTGAGCAACCAGAATTGATCTAGATCGCCAATACGAATAGTTACCGTTCTAGTAGTATCCCATGTATTAGGAGCTTTGAATCTAAATTGTAAGAATTCACCTTCAGCAACATACAACGGTTGTCCATTAGGTGCGAACGAATATGTCATTCCTTAGTCTACTATTCCAATAGTATTATTTATTGACTCAAATTTGTCTTATCTGTTTCCAATCGTTGTTTTTATCAATATCTACATTGATTGGCCAATCAGATAGAATCTCTACAGGAATATCAATACCATTGATCTGATAAAACTCACTCAGAATTTCAGACTCTGGGTTTATAACAGGAACTTGATCTTTGAATAAATCTTCTGATTCTTCAATTACCAGATTATCTGGAGTTTCATCAATTACAACAGCAATTGTGTTTTGTAATATAAAACTTCCACCATTACCATTTGCAGTGAGTTTAACAACATAAGATCTAGGACCATAATCATCCCACACTACCGGAATATTTTCTATTCCTGATGATTTACCTAATGCTGTTTGTCCTGCCTCTGCAGTTCCTCCTAGTGTTAAATTTATTGTTTGATGTAAAACTGTATTTCCTTGATTGGGACCTCTATCATATCCTGATTTAAATACTTCTAATTTTAACTCAGTATTTGCATAATAAACTTCGTATTCCACATCAATAGTTGCTACACCGTAATTAATTGTTAATGGTGTAACAAATTTATCTGCGCGTGGTTGTTCATATACAGTAATTGTTACTGAAGATTCAGGATTAAATGAAACCAATTCCGAATTTCCAGTATTATATCCTTCAGCTCTATATGTTGTTGTAGCTGTAGGAGTAACAGTACTGTTACTCTCAATATTACCATTACTAATATCTGCATTAGATGGCCATCTAATAGCATTTAGATCACCAGCAGAATACCATTCCAAATCAACAGTTCCGCCTAGGATAATAGATACGACAGAAGCAGTGAGATATACTTGAGGGTAAATAACCTGGACTGTAGTAACCCGACCTCGTGTTCCATTAGAACAACCACCAGTAGTACCACCGCTAGTTCCTGCAGAACCAATACTTAGGAGAGTTTCAAGACCAGCAGTAAAACCTTTTGATTCCAATGTTGCCCGAGATATAACACTAGAACTAATATATGCACCGCCACCACCACCTCTACCTCTTGCACCTATTTTAGTACCAGTGGTTGTAATAGCAAAATCACGAATATAAGTATTTCCACCACCTGAAGTTTGAAACCAAATTTTCATTCCATATTGACTTTTACTACCAACTCCATTTAAACCATATGGTCCACCATTTGTTCCACCACCAGCA